CCTGCCCCGCCGCCATCTAGCGGAAGAGTCGCCAGGGCAATGTTATTCGTTACTTGATATGTGCCGGTCGAAGCTGACGTGATTGAAGGGTTGTGAATATAAATTTCACCGCCGCCACCGCCATATAGCTGGTCTTGGAAATCACTATAGAAGGTATTGTTGAAAACATAGATACTCGCCGTCTCGTTCGCATAGGAAGCGTCCTGCGGGAAAGCCTCGAACCCGGCACCGCCGTTCATCCAGACAAGGTTCTGTTCGGCAACGGCCTGATACTTATACCCTACGCCATCGGTCAGGCCCCAACTATCGAAGATGATGCCCTCTCCATCCGAATGCGGGTAACTGCCCCCCGCAACCGTACACTGGTTGGCCCCCGCGCCATTCGAATTTTTATAGACGAAATTACCACCAACAAAGATGTGCGTGCCACTACTCGTATCCGGTCCATTGCTCGGTATTATTGAGATGGCGCTACCGCAAAGATAACCGGATATACTCTGGGCAGCGTTGTAGGAGATCGTCCCGACCACCGCCGTTTGGTCAAAACTTCCGTAATTACCTGTCCATGAGTTCGTGTCGAATCCGGCAAGATCACACCCCGACGCGATGTCGTTAATGAACGCGATGTGATGGAGAACCTGCGTACTCGCCGTGCGCGTCACTTCGGAGTTACCAACATAGCAACCGCCGTTCCCATTTTGGTTCTGCGTCGCAGTAAAACCTTCAATCGCCCAGTTCGATTGGCCGACGCGGAAAGCCTCACCGGCGCCCCCGTTGACTTGGCAACTTGTCATATTTGGACCGGCACACAGGACTGTAGCGAAATAGATACCGCCAGTCCCGTCAATGCCGCCAGATGAAGACGGACAATTTGAAACCGTCCCCCACGCGTTGGTTCCAAATTGCCCGCTGCTATATGTGCCCGGCGCAACAACAATCACATCTCCGCACTGGACCGAATGGTTTGGCGTTGCCCAAGCCGTCCCGGATGTGAGCCCGTTATTCGAATCGCTCCCGGTCGTGGAAATATAATAGACGTGGAGCGGCGTATAGGGCCGGTTGCTAATTGGTCCTTGTGAAAGCATAAGGGAGGCGCATTGCGGCGCCCCCAAACCCGCAAGGAAGAAAAGAATACTTGCGAAGAGCGATCTCAGCATTATAAGCCAACTCCGAGCAAAGAACGCGTATGAAGGACAGGCGCAGCAGGAGCGCCGGGGGTAAAATAGGCAGCCGTCACCGCTACATATCCCGTGCCTGTCGTTTTGACGGTGACCTGCAAAGTGGTAGTTGAGGTTGCCGTGTAGGTGATGGTATAAAGCCCCCACGTATAATTGTAAGTAACTGTATTTACCAGTGAATTATCAGTATAATCCGCCGCGCTGCTATCGTTAAGATGAGCGGAAAATATCAGGGTATCATTTTGAGACGCCGCATAGATGTAGAGCGTGCGCTGCGTTGTATCGGCTAGAGCCGTGAACGTCATGCCGTCCGAGGCAGCGCCTCCAGCGTAGGAGAGGCCTTGATCTGCAGTCCCGGCAGCAACCGGAGTTCCGTCGCTCCAGTTCTTCGAAATCTGAGGGGAAGTTCCGTTGCCGATCGTAGCGCCTCCAACGGCTGATATACTGCTAAGCCCGGTTGCGCCATTCTTGGTCTCGCCGAATGATACACCGCCTGCCGCAGTCGTTTTCCAATCTGACCCCGCAGCCGATGTAAGTGCGGTTAGATCGAAGGCGGGAACATTGTTTCCCTGACCATAATTCGTCACCGAGCCCGTGAGAGAGCCAGCGAAGGCGGGGGCCGCGATGAGCAGCCCCAAAAAGAACGCAATAATCCGCCTCATTGCCGCACCTCAGAACTGGGTGTAGGAGACGCTGCCGCTCATCTGGACGGCGGCGGAGGTCACCGCGCAGAGCGCGTTCCCAGCTGGCACGACGAACACAACGCCAACGCCCGCGCCCCTCGAAAGGCCACTCTGCGCCGTAAGATTGTAGGCGCCCGTGAGAGCGGTCGTGCCGGTGCCGCAGTTGGTGCCCGTGCCGTATTCGAGCTGGAAATTGCCCGTTCCCCCAGCGACCACATCCCAGCCAGAGACATAAATTTTCTTGCCTGACACCAGTGCGACAAGCTGTGTCGTCGTCGCGGTCGAGATATTGATCGGCGCCGAGCTATCAGGCTGGATGAGCGGGTTCCAGTTGCCGCTTCCCTCGCCGCCAACCATCAGGCCGTTCGAGCCTGAAAAAGCGCCGCCAGCCGCAAAGCCGGTGATGCCGCCGGTCCCGATATTCACCGTGCCGATTGCGTTCGACCCCGCCGGAAGCGGCGAGTTCGGCGAGAGCGCCACGGTCAGGGAAGGATCGGTTGCCGCCGCCGCCGTGGAAGCCGCTTTCACCGCCGCCGTGTTGCCGCCCTGGCTGATCGAGGCGAGCCATGGCGTCGTGTTGGCCGTGTTGCCCGGCTGGACGGTCCAGGTCCCGGATTGGGTCACGCCGCCAATCACATTGGAACCGGCGGGGAGCGCCGGAAGGGTCGTGATTGACCCGATGTTCCACGTTCCGCTCTGCGTCACGCCGCCAATCACGTTGGAACCGGCGGGAAGCGCCGCCGCGAGAACGGTCTTCAGGTTTCCGTTCACGTCGCCCTGGAAGGCGGCCATGTTGCCGGAGGTCAGTGTCGGGGCCGCCGAAAGATATTCGAGACCAGCCGCCGTGCCGGAAGCCGGGAATGCCGCGCCAAAGGAAGACGCCGTGCCGCCCGTGCCGCCGCCAGAGGCAATATTGACCTTCAGATTGCCGTTCACGTCCGTCTGGAGAGCAACCATCTGACCGCTTGTCAGCGTCGGCGCGGCGGACAGATACTCGCCGCCGATCGCCGTGCCGGTGCCTGGAAAGGCCGCGTTGAAATTCGACGATGTGCCTCCCGTGCCGCCGCCCGCCATGACATTGACGCGAAGGTTGCCCGAAGCATCGAGGCTCAATGGGCTGCTCTGTCCCGCCGTATAGGACGGCGCGGCCGCCGTGACGGCGCCGAACATCAGCGAGCCTTTTTGCCCGGACGTCGAGGAGCCCTGAGACAAAATCGAGGACGCGATCGCCGCCAGATTGCCCCCGGTTTCCTGAGCCGCGTTCGACGGGAGCGGCAGCGCGGCCGCGCTGACGGGCTGCGTGGCGGGGAAATTCGAAACCGTCACGGAGCCGATTGCGTTCGACCCCGCCGGAAGCGGCGAGTTCGGCGAGAGCGCCACAACCACGGATGGATCCGACGCGACCGCCGCCGTGGACGCCGCCTTGACAGTGGCGCAATAAGCGCCGGCAACGCCATCGCAGAGGACATAATTGCTCAGAAGCCAGCTCGAAGCGTCCGTGGTCGCCTGAAAGGTTTGAGAGGCGCCGTTCCCGTCCTTGACCACCAGGGAGCCGGATCCTGCAAATGACTGATTATCCGCCAGGGCGGCCAATGCCGCTACGGCGAGCAGTAAAGACCTGAGAAGCTTTAGCATTTGATTCCCCTGTTACGGCGCGACCGGGCCGAGGATGTCCGCGTTTGACGGACTGCTGAAATCGAACTGGCTTCCGGAGCCAGAGCTTTCTGACACGCTCAGCCCGGACGTCGTGTTCGGGCTGTTCACCGCGCCGGTGAGCGTCTCGACGATGCTGAAGGTGATCGTGCCCGCGGTGCCGGGAGGCGACGGGCCGACCTGAAGCTGCGTGCCGGAAATCTGAAGCGCCCCGGCGGGGCTGACATTGGTAAGAGAAAGGACCGACCCGGCCGTCGTGTTCTGGATGGTCCCGATGACGGTCCCTTGCGCGGCCCCGGCGCTAAAGCTGTTTCCGCTCAGGGTGAGCGATTGCAGCACCGGGGCGCCGCCGCCGGAGGCCGCCGCCGCGGCCAGGAGCCAGACGTTCCCATTGGTGCCTGGCGCAACATTGCTGTTGCGAGCCAGCGCGAGATAGGAAGACCCGCGATAGGTCACGAACTGCATCGGATAGTAGGTGACCGTTGGGTCCCATGGACCGGCGACCTTGAAGAGCGCGGCGGATATCTGCGCCTGCTGCATATATTGCTGGGCGAGCTGCATCGAGCGGCTGGCCGCCGACGCCAGGCTCTTCACGGCGGCCAGAACCTCGTTCGCATCAGCTGCGGCGGCAAGAGCCTGCGAGGCATAGGTTTGCGCCGCCGCCGCAGCCGCCTGCGTGGTCGTGAGATCGCTCATGTATGATCTTCTTTATGAGCCGCTGGAAGATCCGCCGCGGCTGTCGGTCCCGGCGGAGCCCGATGGCTGCTTCAGCTGCAGGTCGGTCAGATAGCCGCCATGCCGGGTGAGGCGATGCGTGGCGGTGGAAATCCGGTAGAGCCCGTCGATGCCGGGCCGCACCCCAGCGACGACGCATTGCGCCTCGGACTGCGCGGACGGATTTCCGTCGATCGTCACCGTGCCGCCGCCGCGGTCGCGGTCCGCCTCGTCCGAGGCGCTTCCGGCCTGGCCTTTCGCGTTCTGCTGGTTTGCCGTCTTGTAGCGATGCGTCGATGCAGGCGCCGGGGAATTGCCCGTGACCGTGCCGGGCGTCTTCGCCTGCACGGTCTCGGCCATCCATTTCGCCGCCTTCGGATCGTACCATCGGGCGATGAATTGCTGATATTCCGGGCGGCTCAGGACCGGCGACAGCGACCACGAGATGAGATTGTCACCCCATGTGGCCGCGACCGTGGCGAGCGCCTTGCCGGACGCTGACTGGCCGCTCGACCGCGTGACAAAGACCCCTGTGTCCCCCATGACCTTGAAGGTCGCGCCCAGCTCATGCGCCATCCGCTGCCCCCAGGCGAGGAAGTGCTCGTTACCCATCGCCCAATAGGCGCGCTGGATCTGGCCCAGCGCCTGATCCACCACGACATTCGAGAGACCGGCGTCCCGCCCCCATTGCTGAGCGGCGTCCTTGAAGCTCGCCTGGTCCATGTGCTTGGACTCATGCTGCTTCAGCTTGCCGCGCACATCGGCGGATTTCGCCGTGATGGTGAGAAGATGCCCCTGCCCGCGCGCGCCCGTCGAGGTTACCTCGTCAACGGTGCCCTCGAAGACAACAAAGGAACCGGTATCGTCCCAGCCGATTGCCGCCTCAATGCTTGCGCCAACGCGCGGCAGCTCGATCCAGCCGCCGGTGTCATCGAGATCGCATTCGAGCGAATCCGCCTTGCCCCCATCGGAATCGGTGATCGTCAGCTGGGTCAGCAGCGGCGCGAAATTGCTCGTGACATCGGCGCCATCGACGCTGATGCGGTAGACCGGGCGGCGCATCAGCTATAGAGCCTCACCACGGTCTTCGGCGGCTGCGCGCCGGACGGCACGGGCGGCGTGACCGTCACCTGCGTGCCTTGCGGCGGGAAGGGCCCATAGGCCGCCAGAAAACGGTTCTGCGCCAGCGTTGCCTCGACGAGGCCGGGAACCTCCTGCTGGAAGCGCCGGAAGAGCAGGAGATCGACCGGACAGTGATCATGCGGGATGGTAAGGGTTTCGGTCATGGGCATTGCGGGCCCTTTTGCCAAGCGTAGCCTCAAAATATATGATCGGTTTAGCGCCAGCCATCCCTCATCCTGCGGACAAATTCATCAGTTTCCAGTTCATCTGTTGCGTCTGGCGCAATCCCACGCAATTCATGAAGGGACGGGAACGGCCTGTAATTCAGCCAAAAATACACTAAAATCGACGCGCTTCTTCACGCCGCGAGGCTGTAAAGCATCGAGAGGAGGCCCGCCGCGGAGCCGGTGATGGGCGATCTGACGAGATGGATCGTATATTCGATGACGCGGCCGACGCCAGACTCGGAGAGGACCGTGTGGCGCTCGCGGACATGCTCGACGAGCCACCAGCCGAGGTTGACGCCATCGCCGCGCACGAGGATCTGCGGCTGTCCGGAGGCGCGCATGCCGTCGAGCGTTCCAAGCTGCGCGAGGCCGCTCTGCCCGATGAGCTGCGCGTAGCGGACCGGGAACAAGGTGCCGGTCAGGACGAAATGCTCATCCTCCTCGCCCATGAACTCGCGCGGCCGCATCGCGCCGACGATATCCTTCGGGGCGAAGGACGCGCCAGAGTCCCGCTCGGCCTCGTGCGCCTCGAAGGGGAACGTGTCGATCTGGAGCGGCCCAAGCTGGTAGAGAATTTTTTATCTCCTGATTGTAATGGCGCGGGCGAAGGGTTTGCCACGCCCGGCAAACCCGGATGGTGGTTGCCAGCCTCGCTGTAAAATCCCTTCGCTTTATCCCCTTCGGGCGCGGCGGCATTTTACGGGCGCTCGCCAGCCGCCCGCGCGTCAGTCTCCGAGACCCGTCACGCCGGCTGTCGAGAAGCTGCCGCGCTGGATTGGCCCGAGCGCGCCGCGAAGGGCATGCCCGAGGGCGCGTCCATGGTGATGATGCAGATCATCGAGGTGGCGCTTGGCTTCCTTCACGCGCTCGATGAAGGTATCAACGCCCGTTGTGTCCACCTTGGGAGAGATCGTTCCGCCGAGCGCGCCAGCGGCCTTGACGGCATCGTTGTGCCTGTTGATCTCCTCGGTGGTCATGACCGGCTTCAAATCGGCGCCGGCCGCCGGATGAAGCGCCCGGTCCATGTTCGGGTGGAAGCGCTTGCTCATCCAATGGCCGATACCATGGTCGCTGATGCTAACCCAGGTTGGCGCAAGGGCCCCTGGGTTAAATTCCCCGCTCTTGAGATCGGCGAGCAAATCGCGGCCGCCAGTGCGTGAGGCATAATCCTCCTTCGCCAGCCGCCATGCCGCCTTGTCCTGGCTTTCGGGGCTGAAATCTTTCAGCCCCATCTCGCGCTTCATGCGCGCCCAGGTTGACGGCAGGAACTGATACCTTCCCGCAGCACCGCCGCCGGGATGATCGCTGTAATCAGAGAAGCCGCCGCCGCCATATCTGATTTTGTAATCACCGCCACTCTCGCCGCTCGCGACTGCATCAAGCAGTCCGCGCGCCTCGGCCGGGAGGTCTTTCGATACAGCCGTGTGCTCCGTCGGGATGCCGCTGACCCCATTATCATTGATCACCGGCCCCGTGGGCACATGGTGGCCATAGCGGATCGAGTTCTCGTGGCCGAGGAAGATGTGGGAGACCGGCTTTCCAGCCTTCTCGCCGCCGCCATTGATCAGATTCCAGGCCTCATAAGCCACCGTCGCGGCGGCGGCTAATGCGGTGAGAGCTGTCGACACAGGTCCCAGCGCGGCAGCCAAACCCGTCAGGCCAATCAGGGAGGCGCCAACTCCAACTGTGCGCAATGTGCCGAAAATGGCAACCAGCGCCACAGCCTCAGTGGTCAGCCGAAGCACGCTGTCCGGCATTTTGATCAGCGCATTTGTCGCCTCGGTCAGGCCGTGCGTGAAACCCTTTAGCTCGCTATCGAACAGGCTGCTGATGCGGATTTGCAGCGTCTCGACGGAGCCTTCGAGGTTTTTCACCGCGCCATCAAAGCTGTTCAGCCGCTCGGCCGCGATCCCGGCGGCAAACCCCTCCCTTGTATCCGCGAGCTGCTTGATTTTTTCTTGCAGCTCGTCCCAGTTCTTGAGCGCCGCACCCGCACGCGATCCCTGCTGAAAGCCAAAGAAAGCATTAAGCTGGGCAAGAGTCGCCCCCGACTGCGCGATGGCCTTGATCAGCCCTTCCGCATCGATACCGGACGCGGAAAGATTGTAAAGCGTACCAAGAACCTTCGCGAGATCCTTCGCGTCCTTCGCGTTGATCTTGCCGTTCTTCCCCTTGCCGAAAGATTCTTCGAGGATTGGCTGCGCGGCCGTCAGGAACGCTTCGCGGTCCGTCACAATCTCCGGGTTTTCCATCAGATCGCGCAGCGCGCCGAGCTGGCTTTCGGTCAGCTTCTTCCCGAAATGCCGCTGCATCATCAGATCGGCGTTCTCCGGGCTAAGGCCGCCTGCCATCTTCGTGAACTGATTATAATCGATGCCCATTGCCGTGAGCGCATCGAGGCCCTTGGATGTCGGGGACACCATCTTCGCGGCGATCGCGCGCATCGCGACGCCCGCCTTCTCCCCGCTGATCTGATTGCGCTTCATCAGGGCAGCAATGCCGCCAACCGTCTCATCCGAGAGACCCGCCTGCGAGCCCGCGAGGCCGCCATACTCGAAGAAAGCCGAAATCTCGCTATCCGGCAGCCCGGAAATCTTCGACAGATGCGTCGCGTAATCCGTCGCATGCTGCATGATCTTCCGGGCCTTATCCGGGTCCGTGACGCCCTTAAGCTTGCCCGTCGAGAAGAGATAGGCCTCAAGCGTCTTTACCGCGTCCGGCAGCGCGACATTCATCGCCGAGGCATAATTCACCGCCTGCTCGACATAGGGCATGATCAAATCTTTGGAGACGCCGCGCTCGCCAAGAAGCTTCTGGGCCTCGGCGATCTGCGTCGGTGAATAGCGTGTCGAGGTGCCGAGCGCCGTCTGCTGCGCCTTCAGCATGGCCTGCTCGGCCGGAGTCAGATCGAGCACCGGCCGCATGATGGCGTTGGTGTCGGTATATTCCTGATATTTCGACAGGCCCTCGTGAGCAAACTGCCCTGCCTTGTAGGTTACAAGGCCGCCAGCCGCAGCCCCTAGCGCGCCGCCGGAGAAGATGGGCGTTCTCTTGGCCGCCTCGACCGCTTTTTTATTCGCGTCCTCATAGGTCTTTCGCTCGCGGATCACATTGCGGAGCGCCGCGATGTTCTGGTTCTCCCAGTTCTTGACGTTACGGGCCTCGATCTTCGTCCATTCGCTCGCGTTGGCGGCAAGCCCGGCCTGGCGTGTATAATCCTGCCAGGCATTGCCGACGGTGCGGATGTCGGCGGCCGTGGCCCCAAGCCGTTTCATGGCCTGCGTCAGCCTGTCGGTGATGCCGGCATCCTTCGCGGCGGCCGTAAGCGCCTTCGCCTGCGCCTCGGCGGCGCGCAAGGCCTCGGCGACCTTCTTGGCAGGGGCTGAAACGTCGTCAATGAGACGGATGTCCAAGGAGGACGTTAAATTTGCCATCAGCCGAATTCTACCTTATCGATGTTCGCCGTGACGCACCGCACCGCTCCGCTTCGCACCGCACCGCACCGCACCGCTGCGCAACGCTGATGGCTTCGAAGAAGCCATCAGCTCAATTCCTCCCGAAGCCGCAGAGCAGCCGACAATTCTTCGGCAAACTCATCCCAATACATCTGCATGAGCTCGGCCCGCGTCCCGCCGGTCAATTTGATGATCAAGGCGCGGCAGTAGACGATGCTGGCTGGGTAGATTCGGGCGTCCGCGCCGCCGCCACGAATCTCCGGGGCAAAAAATCGAGAGCGGCCTCCTGAAGCATAGTGTCGTCGTCAGGATCCAGCGCATCGAGAACTTCTTCTGGAATTGGCGCGCCTTCCGCATCGACAAAGATCGGCCAGCGCGGCGGCGGCGTTCCTTCCGGCAGCGCGCGCAGCGCATCGGCGAGGTCCTTGACCTCCTGCGCCGTCAGCCGCTTGATGGTGATCTCGCGGTATTCCCGGCCGTCATATTCGAGAGGCCATTCGAGTTGCACGGCCTTCCGCCGCGGCTTATCTGTCAGGAAGCGGGCGGCCGGTTTTGAAGCCGTCACCTCGTCAACCGTGCTTTTATCGTGAGATTTTGCCATGCTGATTACCGTTTTATTAATCCTGATTTTACTGGCTGTGATCTGGCCCAAGCTGGTTGCTTACATCTTGATTATCGGCGTGCAGCTCGTCTGCGCCGCCGTGATACTTTTCGTCGCCGTGGCCATGTTGCACGACGTTGGAATCATTAACTATTAGCCCGCCACGCGCAGGATCGCGTTCACATCGGCGCGCTGATCGGTTCCATCGACGCGCCAGGTGCGGGCGAAGAAGTCGAAATAGAACTTCTCCTGCTTGTTGAAGTAGAGCTCGTAATGGAGCATCTCGCGCGTCTCGAAGGTAGTGCCGTAGAGGTCGCCCGCCTTGAACTCGTCGCCCTCGGCCTTGGTCATCGCGGCGATCATCACGGCCTTGACCTCGACGGCCGCCGCGCCGTTCTTGTTGCGCACCGCGCCATAGGCCGTGTAATGCACCGGCGCGGCGCCGTTGAGGCCGAACTGGCTCATCGACTGCGGATCCCAGCCCTTGACCTTGAAGCTCGCCATCAAAGGCTTGATGCCGAGGCCGCGAATCTCGATCGCGTTGAACGAGCCGCCCGGCTGGAACTCCTGGGTCTTTTCCTCAAGCCCCGGCAGCTTGAGGCTCTCGATGATGAGGCCTTTATCATTGTCCGGGCCATTATCGCCGACAAACAGCGAAGCCGCCTCGAGGACGTATAAATAAGCCATGGCAGAAGCTCCTTAAACGGCCTGATCAGCCCGTGATGGTGGTGGCCTGGGTGGAAAGCGCCGCGATCTCCGCGACGAGCGCATCGGGATAGAGGCCGCTCTCGACGGTGACCTGCAGTATTGGCGCGGGCTGCTGGGCATTGAAATCGACGGTGAAGGCGCCCGCCGCCAGCCCGGCGGCGCTGTTCAAAGTGGGGTCGAAGCCGATCGAGAAGCCGATCACGCATTCGCGCGCCTTGAGGTCGTTGGCGATGACCGCCATCGCGTTGAGGACGGCCTGCACGCTGTGCGGCGTGACGTTCGACGAGCCGAGGAAGGCGCGGATCGACTTCAGGAGCGCGAGGTGGATGAAATCGCGGCCGCGCTGCTCATTGTATAAAGTCCAGAACGGGTCCGTCGAGGCGTTCCTGTAGCTGACGTGCTGCCAGCCGCTGTCGGTCAGCGAGGTGTCCGACGGATTGCCGCGCACCGTCACGCCGATCCCGGCCGCCAGCAGCTCCTGCGAGGTGGTCGCGCCATCGGTCAGCGAGAAGGTATCGATGCGCTTGGTGCCGAGAATGCCCTGCACCGGCTGGTTGGCGAAGGACCAGAAGGGATAGCCGCCGTGCTGGAAATCAACCCGCACCCCGATGCCGAGGACCTGCGCCGCGCCATCCTGATAGGCGGTGCCCGCGCCCTGCTGGATGATGTGCCAGTTATCCACCGGGATGAGGCGCTTCGAGTTCAGCGTCTGCTGCCAGCTCATCGCGGCCTGCGGCGTCGTGCCGGGGCCGCCGACGATGGCATGGGCGAAGAGCGCGTCGCAGACCGCCGGTAGCGCGGCGCAGACCGGATTGGCCAGCTCCTCGGACTGCACGGTGAATGTTGCCGTGACGCCGCCGCCGCCGGGAGCGGCGATGGTGCCCGTGATGGCGGTTCCGGGCGCGTAATTGCCGGGGTTGGTGAGGGTGACCGACAGCACCTGGCCGGAGGGCGGAGGATCAATGGCGACCGCTGGCGCGCTGGTATAGCCGGTGCCCGCCGCCGTGACGGTGATGCCAGTCACCTCGCCGTTGAGGATCGCGGCGGTGGCCGTGGCGCCGGTGCCGCCGCCGCCGGTCAGGGTCACATTCGGCGCGGTGACATAGCCCGTGCCCTGGTTGACCACATTGACGGCGCCGACGCCGCCGCCGCTGAGCACCGCCGTGCCGGTCGCGGTCACATAGAGGTTGCCGACGGCCGCCACCGCCGCCGCGCCGGAGGGCGTGAAGGTGATGGCCGGGGGGCTCGACGGATTATAGCCGGAGCCGGGGTTGGTGACGAGCGGGTTGGCGGCGCCGAAGGTGGTCTGGCCGGTGTAGCCCGGCGCGCCGATGAGCCTCGGCGTCACGCCAAGCAGCGAGGGCGCGGTGAGGAGCGCGTAAAGGCCCGTCTGCAGCGCGGGGTCGCCCACGATGTTGGCGATGGTGTGCGTGTCGTCGGCGCCGGTTGGGACGCGCACCACGACCGCGCGGGCCGAGACCTGAAGGTCCGCGAGCTGATTGTTGATCGCCACAAGAGTCTGGTAGAGCGGTCCCGTGCCGATGTTCGCGAGCACCGTTGGGTCGCCCGTGTTGACCGCGACCGGCGTGTTGAGCGGGAAGCTCGTCACATCGGCGTCATCGGAAGGGAGGACCAGCCCGATGACCGAGAAATCGCCATAGGCGGGCGGCAGCACGCCATTGTCGAGCTGATTAAAGACAATGCCAAAGGCTGGCTGGGTCAACGGAGGTCTCCATCAATAAAAAGGCCCGCGCGGGGCGGGCCTTGGGTGGCGGCGAGGGGTTGCTTTCAGAACGTGAGCGTGGGTGTTGTCAGCTCGATGTTGGCCAGCGTCTGCGACTTGATGCGCACCTCGAGGACCGGCGGCCCGTTCGTGCCGTTCGGCTCGCCGAAGATGCGGATCGAGCGCACGAAGGTGCCCGTCGATGTCCCGTCGTCCACGGCGGCGGTGACCACCACGGAATCGACACTATCGATCTCGACGGTCTGGTTGAGGATCGTGACGGTGGATGCCGTTGTCATTTGTTTTCCTGGCGGGCCGGTCAGCGCCCGTAGACGAGGATGGATGTGCCGGAGGTAAATGTTCCGGAGGAGAGCGAGATCTTGATCGCGTTGAGCTGGCCGCTCATCGGAACAGCAGTCTGAACGCCTGAGCCGATCGAGAAGCCCATGAGCGCCACCGGCGTCCCGCACCCGGAAACCTTAACCACCACGGTGATACCATTGCTCGCCTGGAAGACGACCCCACCGGGATAGGACCCGCCATTGTCCGCGCTGAGAAAAATAGTGCCCGTCGATGTGGCGGAAACATCCAGCGGGTCCAGCACGATGTAATATTCGCCATAGGCGGCGAGGCCGGCCGCCGCGATCGAGGAAACGCCGGAGGGCGTCAGGGTGGCGAGGAGCGTGTAGCCGCCAGCAATGCCGATCGCGCTTTGCGCCGCCGCCTGCGAGGCGGCGGTGAGCAGCGCATTGCCAACTGCGGTCGCGCCAAGCGCGGCGCGCGCGGCCGCCTGATCCGCCGCCGTGATGAGCGCCTGCCCGGTCCCCGTCGCGCCGAGCGATGACTGCGCCGCCGCCTGATTTGATGCCGTCAGAAGCGCGCGGCCGGTGGCCGTCGAGTCGAGGATGTCCGTCGATTTGACGGCGCTGCCAATGATCCGCTCCCAATGCGCGCCGTCGAAGACCGCGTAATCGCCCGCATTCCACGCGCCGATGCCGTCGAGCGTGGTGGTGCCCCCCGAGACGACCTTATAGGCCCAGCCCGTGGTGCCGATGCCCGATGTCAGCGCGGGCGTGTTCGTGGCCGCGTTCCACGAGCCCTGAAACTGCAGGCAGCCCTGCACCGAGGCGGGAAGCTGCGACAGCGGCACCTTGCCGCTACCATCGAGCCCCGCGACGCCGCTGGCCAGCGCGACCGGGAGCTGCGAGGACGGCACATGACCGGAGCCATCGAGCCCGGCATAGCCGTTCGCGGCACCCTTGTGCGCCGTCACCTCGACGCCGGTCACCGCGCCGGAGACGCCATTGACGGAAACGACGCCCGCGCCGGCCGCGATGGTCTGGATGGCGGTATAATCGGCCGCGACCGCCGCCGCCTTGGCGTCAACGTCGGCCTGCGCGGCCAGCACGTCGGTCCTGGCCGAGAGCACCTGCGCGGCGGCATCGATCGCCGCCAGCGCGCCGCCCGGGCAGCCGATGACCGTCACATCGGTGTATGTGCCGGAGACGCCCGCCTGATTGGTGATGGTGAGTAACAGGCCGCCCGTCGCGGAATTCCAGCCCGTGACCTGCGCGATGCAATAATCCGTCGCATTCGCCGCGCGCACCAGCACGACCCAGGGCGGCGGCTGAAAATACTGCTTGTATCCCGCCGAGATGGTGACCGCCGTCGCGCCGGGCGCAAAGACCGCGTTCGAGCCCGCCGCGATGGGGGCCGAGAGGAACCCCATCTGCTGGATTTCGAGGAGCTGGTTGAACGCGGGCAGCAGCGCCGCGTTGATGCGGTCGAGGCCAAGCGTGACAAGGTTGTTGATCGCGTCATTGAGCGAGGACTGCGCCTGCTCGAGCGTGCCGAGGCGGCTGTCGATGTCGAAAACGCGCAGATTGAGATTATCGGCATTGAGCGGCGTCACGCCATCGACGAAGCGGTAAATGTCCTGCCTGTTCATTCATGCCCTCATGAGAGCGCGCCGGCCAGCCGCCCGCGCCACCGTCAAACTTCCGAGTATTTGCCGATGGCGCTTGGGTTCGAGGCGAGGAGCTGCTTCAGCGCCGAACCGAGAATGATGGCGGCGCGGCCCTTGATGAGGGTCGCGGGGCCAACGGCCAGCGTCTCCAGCATCTGGACGTTGTATTGCTTCGCGGCGTCGATCGGCGGCGCGGAGGGCGCGGGTGAGGGTGTGTCCGCCATGATCAATTCCTGTGAAAGGTATGTTTGCGCTCAAGACTCCGGATCGTGACAGACTGGACGAGCCCGGCAATCAACCCCCGCCATATCCAGGCATCGGCATACGAGGAAACAGCAATGTATTCGAATGGCATTTCTCACCCCGCCAGTCAGTAGGCAAAATCGAAGCACGCGGTCATCACGGGATAGCCCTGCCCGGCCGTCGCGGTCGCTATAAGCTCGTAGGAAAAGATGCTGGTCGAGGCGACCGTGAAGGACCATTCGCGCCTGATCGTCGTCGGCACCTGCGGGTCGGGTGTGTCCACGGTTGTCGAGGCCGTGTAGGTGGTGTCGCCGACATGCACCTTCGCGGCATAGGTGTCATGCGCGGCATCCCAGTTCTCGATTATACCGTCGATCTTGATCGATGTCGTGCTGGCGCCGAGCGTCCGCGCGGCGCTGAAATAATCGAGGCTCGTTGCCGTCGAATAGACATCGAGCTCGGCCTGGGTGAGATCGATGCCGGGCATCACATCGCCCGTGCCGGTGAAGAGCACACGGAGCGGCACGAGCGCCGGATTTGACGCGAAGGCCGTGATATTGTCCGGATCGAGCGGGATCCATTCGCCCGAGATCTGCGCCTGCCAGGAGAGCGACGTGCCCGCGGGGATATGCGCCGACGCCGTGATGCGCGCCGAGGAGATGCCGCCCGCGAGGCTGGCGGCGGCGAGCTGCAGCGCATATTGCGTCTGGCGGAACTGCGCGAAGTAGAACTGGAGGAAGAGCGGCGTCTGCGTCTGCGCGATGACCCAGCGCGTGCCGTCATGATAATAAATCACCCCCGGCACCGCGCCGTAGGCCGCCAGCTCCGTCGCGCCCACGCAAAAGAACGAGTGATTGCCCGGCGTATGAATGATGATCGCGTATTTGGTGCCGCCCTTGAGATAGACCGGCGTGAGGTTCACCAGCGTGCCGGTGAGGCCGCCCGCGAGGCTCGCAACGGGCACGGTGGTGTGCGAGAGCACATTGGTGTGGTCCGGCGCGCCGGAGGCATCGAGCTCGCAGATATGGATCTGCACGTCGCCGGACGGCCCGATGCTCGCCGGGAAGAGCCGCAGCTGCGTCATCCAGCCATTGGTCTGGTTGAGGAAGACATGGCTGAGCGTCGAGCCGGAATAGGAGCCGTTCGAGGTGACGGCGTTCCAGTAGGGATCGTCGTAATAATCGATCCAGCAGCCGTTCTCGCGCTCGCTGACGAGGAAGTTGGGGTTGTCCTCCTGCCAGAAGGTGAGCCAGCTCAGCGTGTAGGGCTCGCCGCCCGCGCGGTTGCACTGGTAATAGGCGAGGTCAGGGCGGCGCGCCGCCTCGGCGAGGCCCGCCGCCGAGGACTGGTTGGCGACGGCGCTCGCCGCGTTGGCGATCGCGAGGAGCGAGGTCAGCGGCTGCGCCGCGATCGCGCTGGTGAAGCGGTCGCCATAGCGCACCACCGTCCGCGCGAGATATTTGAGGGTCCAGTTGAGCGTGACGACGGGGAAGGCCGAGACGAAGACCGAGAACGCCCCGGCTGGCACGAGCGCGGCGTAATAGCTGAAGGAATAAAGCGTGCCCTGGTTCTGGGTTGTCGCGGTGATATTGAAGGCCGTCGGATAGGCCGCGTACACCGCCGCGATGGACGGGAAACCGGTGAGACTGACCTGCTTGACGATGGCGGCCACGGGAATGACGCCGTAGCGCAGCACATTGTCGTAGGCGGGCAGCGTCACGTTGCCCGTGGTCATCACGCCCGCATCGAGCGGGTTGAGCAGACTGATCCCCGTCTGCGAGGACGCGCCTTTCGGGAAGCGCAATCCGTCCTGGATGGACGCCGCATAGCCGGATGCCCCCGTGTTGGCGTCCGCCGTGTTCACGAACCGGTTGACGCCTGTCCAGAAGGGCGCCGAAGACGAGGAAATCTGCGCCAGCCGGTTGAGGATCGTCTGGATCTGACTGGCGAGCGCCGAGAGGGTGCCCTGAAGATTCGCCGGGATCTGGCTCGCGAGGATCGAATAATCGGTCAGGAGCGTGTTGATCTGCTGGCTGACCTTCGTCTGCCAGGCCGCGATCAAGGCGAGCGCGCTGGTGCTGGCGGCGACGGACCCAAGCTCATAGGTGGGGTCCATGGCGATCGAGACGATGCCCGACGGCGAGAGAAGGATGTCGCAGACCGGGATGACGCCGGACGAGATGCTCCCGCGCGCCGGGGCCGCGCTCTCCGCGCCATATACGAGATTGAGCTGCACCTGCCATTGCGATTGCACCGTCACGATCTGCGGCTGGAACGGCTGCGACTGGCCGGGCTGGGGATTGGCGTTGATGAGATAGGCGCGCGGCTGCGGATTGACCTGCGTGTTGACGCCCCACGCCACGAGCGTCGCGATCTTCTGGGTGACGACGGGGAGCTGCGCCTGAACGCTCAAGGCCACCGATGAGGTGTTCACATAGATCTGGCCGCCCGCGTAATAGCGGCCGGTGCCGACCGAGATGCCCGTCGGGCCGTTCTGGGTGACATTGAGCCCCGCGTATTTTTGGCCGGGATCGATCGCATCGGCGATGAGATCGATGAAGGTCTGCGAGGTATAGTTCTCGATGTTGTTGAGGTCGTCGGTGACATATTGCTGATTCTTGCGGAAGATAACCTGGTTCTCGCCAGCCATTTTTCTACGGTCCTTAATTCCGGATTTGGACGATATCGCCGCAGGTGATCGAGCCGCACAAAAGAGAGTTGTCCGGCACGGCCTCGCTGTATGTCGTGGTGTTCACGAGAATGAGGTCGCGGGCCGAGACCGAGGCGCGGACCGCGTTCAGCATGTTCCACATGAAGGTCATGTCGGGATCGGCGAGAAATCCGTCGCCATACCATCCGGCAAAGGAGGCTGGCGATAGCTCGCCAAACATCTCGACGGTGACCTGCGCGGTGTATGGCGGGAAATCGAGCCAGTCGTTTCCAACGAAGGACCGCGCGCCTTGCGGCATGGCCGGCGGCGCCGCGCCGGGCGCCGGATTGTAGAGATAGATCTGCTGATAGATGTATTGCGGCGAGCGGTCTTCCGGCAGGAACCGGCCCCACTCACCGTCGATGACCGGCGCGGAAGCGGGCACGAGATCCGGATAGCAGTCATACGGAAAGACCGGCCCCTGCTGAAACACCATCTCCGGTTTGACGGTCAGCGGCGAAAGGCCAGGCGAGACCGGCGTGCTGGTGAAGACCCAGTTATCCGAGCCATAATCAACCTGGTCCTCGAGCGTCGTGACCGTTCGCACCGCGATGAGATCAATATCCACCGCGAACCAGGCCAGCTCGCCGTCATAGACGAGCGGATAGCCGTTCGCATCGGTCTGCACGTTGTCCGCGAAGGCAACCCCCGATAGGCTGCCGGGCAGAACGGCCTGGTTGTAGGAGGTCATCACGCCGTCCGCGCCAGGAAGAACGGTGGTGAACACATCGACCGGCGTCTCGACTCCGTTTTGGACGAGCGCCGTGCGGCCGCCGATGTATTGCGTCAGATCCGGCTCATAGAGGACCGCCGTGCCATAGACCGGGTAGAAAGCCGAGGTCGAGAACGGCGCGCCGGCCGGCGTGCCGGGAAGGCCGCCGCTGTAATCGTCCGAACCGTCGAGGACCGCGATCTCAAGATCCGGCGCGAACGAGATAAATGGCGAATTGCCTTCGAGCGCATATTGATAGGACCGCAGCCGCGGGAACTGCGAGAGCCATTCCGCCATCTGGTCCGCGTCGAGCGGCCCGTCGGGAGCGGCGATCTCCGGCGGCGCGGCGATCTTCGTCACCGTGCCGCCCATCACCCGGACATATTCCTTGATGCCGGCCGCCGTGCCTTTCATCTTCTGCATCGCGATGGCGCGCGATGTCACATAGCGCTTTTTTGCGAGGTCCCAGCCATCGTCCCAGAGATCCGTCGAGCGCTCCCAGGCCAGCACCGGCAGGATGGCCTCGGGGCACTCGTTCGGGTCCTTGCAGCGGATCACATCCCCGGCGGCCAGCGGATAGCGCGCCGCGTCCGCCATCTCGAGCGCGGTTTCCAGCACCGTCGCATTATCGGGCAGCAGCGATTGCGCCGGGCCCCACAGCTCCTCGATGCTATCGATGTCCCCGAGACTGTCGATTCCGGTCACGTGTTGTAGGATCCCGCTTCGGTTTGCGGGAAGGGCGTCTCCAGCCGGTTGACGCTGACCGCTATGCTGGTGAGCGAGCCGAACTGGTTGTAGCCGGTCTGCACATCGGCCGCCGGAGAGATGAGATTGACGCTATCGACGCCGGGCACGCTGAGCGCGGCGATGATGGCGCTGCGCGGGACGCCGAGCGACAGCCGGATGTAGTTCGCGCCAGCGCCGTTTGCCTGGATACTCGCGATGGCCGCCGCGATGATGGGCAGGCCGCTTGGCGGGGTCAGAGGGTTGCTCTGGACCGATTGCAGATAGGTGATGGCATCGTTCGTGCTGTAGAACTGCCGGGCGATGGCCGCCTGCGCGTTCGCCAGCACGATGCCGGTGTCAGGACCGGGAAGAACGTTCAGGATGGCGTTGATCTGGTAGGGAGCCGGAACCGCCGGGTTGATGGCGATCGTGTCCGTCAGCAGCTTCACGCCCTCGGCATAGACGGCATTATAGACATTGTTCAGGACCGGCTGGCTGGGGACGTTGCCAGGCTCGCTGGAAAGCACCGTCAGGGCCACCATGACCGATGGAAGGCCCTGATTGAGCACGGCGCAGCCGCAATCCAGGACCCGCGTGTCGGCCCCCATCGCGTGATAGATGTAGCCGCCTGGCGTTCCCGTGGCCGGATAGGCCTCGGGGGCGAGCTGGATGCGCCCCCGGTAGCGGGCATCGCTCTCCATCACCGCCGGGGTGACGATGTTGCCGCTGCCGTCCGTCACGGCGGGGGTGACCACCATGCGGGCGGTGCCCTGATCGTCGCCGAGGCGGTCGAGGAACGGGCCTTGCGCGAAGGCGAGCAGGACGGAGAGCTGCGCGTCCTGGATCGTCTGATCCGTCAGGAGCTCGCGGTAGGCCCCCGTTTCCATCAGATAGATGGCCGGGTCGGATTCCAGCGCCTGGACATTATATGTAAAGCCGGCCGCGTTGAGCCGCGCGATCAGATCATTGATGCGCGCCGTCCGGATGCTCTCGAAGGAGAGCGGCGGGAAGAGCGACGACGGCGCGAGCGCCGTGAGGTCGAGGCCTGAGGCGGTGAAACGGGTCGCGGTCATGCGATCAGCCGCCGAATGTCAGGGTTTGCGGGACCGGCGAAACCGTGAAATCGCCCTGCAGCGCGTCCGGCATGTAATTCTGCACCACCTGGAACGAGAGCTGCCCCGCCGCCATCGTCGAGGCGCTGTTCGGCGGCCGCGGATAATCGATGTTCGTCACGCGGGTGCGCGGCTCCCAGAGGTCGATGGCGGCGCAGATCGCGGTCCAGAACTTCAGCATGGTCGATGGCACGAGGTTCTTGCCGAGGATGCCGGGAACCGCCGAGCCGAATGTCCGGCGCATGACCCGCGAGCCGATGCGCGTCGTGAAGATGACCTGCTCGCACTGCTCGACATGCGCCCAGTCCGAGAGCGGCGTTCCGTCGTTGCGGTTGAGGCCGGTGGAAGAGGTCACGCGAGGCGCACCATCACGGCATTGCCAGTGCGGTAGAGCTGGCCAATCGCAATCCCCCCGGCGGCGGCCGCGGCGTCATTCGCGAAATTCTCCAATTGCAGCGAGATTGGCCCCGCCGCCGAAAATCCCATCGTCGCCTGCACGAGGCCGCCCTCGCCGTCCGGCGCGACTTCGAGCGCGCCGGTCGAAAGACCGCCGGGGGCGGAAAGGCCGCCATTCGCGGTGAGCAGCTGCGAGACGTTCAGCGTGCCGGCTATGTTCGTCGGACCATCGTGCAGAATTGATTGCGCCGTGTCGGTGATCGTCTGCTGGGCGGACCGGCTGATCGAGGCCTGCGTCTGCTCGGTGATGCCGTTCGACGGATCGATGGTGATCTTGTGCGCGCCGTTCTTGACGCTGTGGGTGATGCCCTTTTGCAAATCGATATCGGTGTAATGAACCGTATCGTTCTGGCTCTGCTGCCGCGGATTCTGCTCCTGCTGGAGGGGATCGGTTCCGTCGCGGCTGTCGCCAACCCGGTGATGCACGTTGCCCTTGGTGAGCGCCCAGCTCGATTTCTCAACCTGCTGCTGGACATTCCCGTCCGTCTGAATCCAGACCGACTTGCCCCGCTGATCGACGTCCTTGTTTGGGTCCTGCGAGGGCGACGGATTCTGGTCAGACCAGGTGAAGGGAATGGCCTTCGCCTGCTCGAAATCGCCATCCACGGCGATGAGCAGCATCTGCTGGCCCTGCGAGGGCACCGAATGCTGCTTGCGCGCTCCCGCGATCTGCGAATAGGGCGACCATGCCGATTTGTGCGGCGTCTTGCCGTCCGGGCCAACGCCGATCTGCATGCGGATGAGATGGTTCTTGCCATCGACATCCGTGACCGTGCCGAAGCGCAGCGTGCGGTCCATGCGGGACTCGATGTGAGTCACGCGGTCGTTGACCGCGATCGTATGGGCGATCAATTCGCGGAGGGTCGCGGCCAGCGCCTCGATGCTCATCAGACGGGCCCGCTCGCCGGCACATTGAGGACAAGGGTCTCGCCGCGCTGCGGATCGCCGCTCGCGATGTCCGTATCCTCGAGCGTGACCTGTTGCGCGGCCGCCGGATCGGCGGCGATCGAAAGATCCATTGGGCCATCGCCGATGTGCATCAGCTCGTCCTGCGTGACGCCGAGCTGCGCGGCGAGGATCCGCCATTGCGGGGCGCCGGATGGCGCGGCGAGCTCGGCGGCGATGAACGATCCAAGCGTCTGCGTCTCGGCGGTCGATGTGCCCATGGCGTCCAGAAGCTCGCTCCAGGCGTCCTCCGGCGCGCTCGCGAAGGACGGCTCATTCAGAATGGCGCAGGTGAGCTCGATGACGCGGGCGACGACCTTGGTGCCATCCTCCTTCTTGAAGATGTCCGACTGCCAGACCATCCGCGTGAAGCCAAGGCAGAACCGGCGGAAAAGCGCCGGCCAGGTGTCCTGCTCGAACAGAAAGGCCCGCAGGCACTGGAACCACCAGAGTCCTAGCATGCTCTCGGCGGAATCGGCCTGCGTGAAGGTCAGCGTTGCCGCGCCGTTCACCGCCGTGAACTGCTCGGGCGCGAACAGCTCGATGCGCAGGGTCAGGTCTCCGTCCGCCGCCTGCAGATCGCGGCCCCGCGGCTTCGCCTCGCCATGCGAGGCATAGACGCAGATCGTCGGCGACGCGATCTCGATCTCGCCGCGCGGCGACATCAGCACATTGTTGCCGGCATAGGTCTTTCCGCGCAGCGCCCGTGTCGCGGTGAGCAGCGCGGCGTAACCGGCGAGGCCTGCCATTCAGGCGATCTTCTTGAGCTCGAAGGTGACGCGGCCGAGGCCGTCGAATTTTGGCGGCGAGGTCACCGCGAAGGTGATGTTTGGCGCGCGGTCCATGGCGATCATCAGCCAGCCTGGCTGCGGCGTGCGGCCGCCGCCGAAGAGGCTGGCGTCGAAGTCGATGGCCGCGTCTCCGGGGAGGATGTCGGAACGGCCGCCGTGCACATCGATAACGCTGGCGGGATGCCGGGCCTCGTCCGGATTGGTGAGGATGCCCCGCACCGTGAACACCGGGTTATTGGGATCGGGAGTGCCCGCCGAGAATTCTCCGGGGATCATCGGGTGCACCTCGATGGTCTCGGCGAACGCGCCATCCAGAACGGGAAAGGCGTTCTGATAGATGGTCTGGAAGACGCTCATTTCCTCTTTTCCATTGGCGCGGGCGAAGGGTTGCCAGCCAGCCGCCCGCGTTAACGGACGTTCACCTGAAACGAGCGGGTGAGAACGGTGCCGTCGTTGAAAGTTGCCGTGAGCGAGACGATCGAATAGGCGCGGAAGCTGCCGCCGGAGAGCGTGACGCCGTGCTGCATCCCCGTCACGCCATTGTCGGCGGCGATGACGCCTGCCGTGCCGATGGACACGAAATCGGCATCGCCGAAGCCAGGATCATCGGTCAGCTCGCTATCGGCCGCGACGGAATGCGCCGTGATCGACGTGGCGTTCTGGGTGAGCGCGAGAAATGGCGTCCAGTCCAGACTGACGGTCAGCACATCGCCGGGTGTCTTCTCGACGGGAGGCCAGCCAATGATCACGCGGCGCGGCCCTTCGGCGCGCGCGCGGCATACGCGTCATCCGTCTCCCAATCCTCGCGGAGATGGGTGATGGACGCCGGATTGACCTTGCCGGGGCCCTTGCCCGCATCGTGCGGCTCCGCGAAGCCTTGCGCGATGAGCTTTTTGGCGACGTGCGGCTCGAAGCCGGCAATGTCTCCGGGCGCGTAACAGCCTTGCGGGCCGCGATCGGGGCGGATGAATTTGACGAGAGTGAGTTCAGCCATGAATTCCTCATTCTGGGCAATAAAAACCCGGCCTCGAAAGACCGGTTTTTGCGTTGCGGCGCGGTCCGAGGCGTTGCGAAGCGGGGCGGAGCGGGGCGGAGCGAAGCGAAGCGTTGCGGGGCGCGGCGATGCGGAGCGGCGCGAGGAGAGCTCAGATCGCCGGATGCTCGGATGTGCCGCCGAGGACGACCCAGCTGTTGACCGGGATCGCCGGGCTCGTTCCGCCGGTGAAGGTTGGCGTGACCGCCACGCGGACATATTGAAGCGCGCCCTGCAGGTTCACGTTCATCGTGGCCTGTGTCGAGGCCGTGGTGAGCGTCAGGGCGCCATTGCCCTGCGGATCGGTGTAGTTCGTCCAGCCGGTCGAGCCGTCCGCCGACTGCTGCACCTGCGCGGTGACGGAAATGGCCGACGGCGAGCCGGTCGCGGCGCCGATGTAGAGGCCGATCTGGCCGCTCCTGTATTGATAGCCGGGGCCAATGAGATTGATGGCGGCGCCGTTGACCGCCGCCGTGGCCGCATTGTTCAGCACGGTCATGAAGGACTTGAGATAAGCCCCGATGTTCGTGAAAAATGGGTGCATTTTGGGTTCCTCGATAAAAAACCCGGCCTCGAAAGACCGGGTTTTACGTTGCGTTGCGGGGCGCGGCGATGCGGAGCGAAGCGAAGCGTTGCGGGGCGGAGCGCTGCGTTGCGGAGCGGCGCGAGGCGGAGCGGCGCCTTATATCACGCTGCCATCGCGGCGGAAAGATCAATCAGTTGCCGTAGGGCACCCCCGTCAGGATGCAGGCCGAGGCGGTATGCTTGATGTTGCAGTCATGCTCGGCGATGATCCGGATCACCGTCTCGTCGCGGTCGAAGGCGCTGTTGGTGAGCGTCGATCCGTCGCTCGAATAGCTGGCCTCCTGCGAGGCGTCGATCATCAGGCCGGGAACGTCGCCGATGATGAATTCATCCATGTCAATCAGGTAAATTTCGCTCTGGTTCGCCGAGCCGCCAAGATTGCTCGGAATATTCTGGGTCCAGCTGAATGGAATCCCGCGGAACATGCCGCGGTCCATTTCGTCCCGGAACAGAAAGCCGCCGACGGAATCCCGCGCATCGTAAAGATAGTTGTGAGTCTTCGGCGACCAGAACCAATGCGGATTGGTCATTGGAATATAGGCGTTCTGCAGCGCGACAACCATGCCCTGCAGGTCCGCGATCACGGTCGAGACATTGTAGGAAAGCGTCGCGGCGAGCACGTTGGAGGAGGTCGCGAGATAGCGCATGCCCTTCGGGGCGAAGGCGGAGCCAACGCCGCGCAGGAAGTTTTGATCCTCGAGGACGGCAAGCTGGCGCACGAGATCGTCGCGGACGACCATATCCGCCGAGCTTTGCGCGAAACGGATGAGATCGTTGGAGATCGGAACGATCGCCTTGGCCTTGCGGGCCTGCAGGGTGATCTCGCCCATCGATTCCTGCGTGTAGGCGGTGCTCTGGCCCTCGCCGACGTAGCCAACCGTGGCGCCGGTGTTCTGGCGGCCGATGGTGAGGTTTCCGCGCGGGAGCGAAATCTCCCTGCCCGCCGGCATCGCCTTCCGCACGACGGTCCTCGGGCGCAAGAATTCGATGATCTCCGTGGAAAGCTCGACGGGAATCATGAATCCGCCGGTGCTTCCAACGCTGGCCTGCAACGCGCGGACGGCAGCGGGGATGATATCGCGCCTTGCGCGGGCGATATCCAGCGGCGAGACGCCCATGCGGCGGCCGGCCGCCACGGCCATGACCATCTGGGCGGCGGCCTGCCCTGGCTCAGGGGTGCGGCGCGCGGACGGGGGAAGAATCTCCGGCATCCCAAAATCCCGGCCTTCCCAGCCATCGCCGGTGACGCCAAGGGGGCCAGCGGAGGCTTCGGACGTGGCCTTCTCGTCGATGGCCAGCGCCCGGAAGTCGTCGAGCCGGGTTTTCGCGTCGATGTGCTTCCTGGCGAAGTCATCGGGGAGGCCAAGCTTTCTGGCAATCGCCGTGATGGCGTCGCGGCGGTCGAACTCGGCCTTCACCAGCGCATCGGCGCGGGCCTGGATCTCGGCTTCGGTGGCGGCGGCGCTATTACCCTCCGCCTGGGCAGGTTTGGTCATCATATGCTCCTTATGAGCGGTGGGTGAAGAGTCCATGCCGCGGAAGCCCGCGCGCGGATCGGCCGGGATGGCAACGGCGCTGACTTCGTGCGGCTCCCAATCGACCGCGGTGCGCGTTTCCGGATCCGTCGTCCTGTCCACCTCCGAGCGGTGGGTCAGATAGCCGACCGAGACATTCCGCAAAACGCCATCGCGCATGTCCTGAAAGGCGCGATCGCCGTCCGGCGAGCGGGAGAAGCGGACGCGTGCCCGGAGGCGGCCATCCTCGACGCGGGCGGTGCCCGGCACGACGGCGCCGAGAATGGCGCGCGTGCCGCTAAAATAATCGTGGCTGTCCAGGAGCGGCGCGCCGCGGTTGAGGCGGCCGAGGCGAATCGCGGAAGGCTCCATGGAGAGCTCTTCCATGTAGTCGCGGCCCGTCTCCCAGTCGGTGCGGCGGACGGGGCTTCCGGCGGAGACATCGACATCGACCTCGCGGCTGTCCTCGTCGAGCGTGTCCGGCATCATTCTGACCGGCGACTGAAGCCTCCTCACCTCGATGGCCGGGGCCGCGGCGGGGTGAGCCGGGGAGGCGGAAGCGCGCGGCTCGTCCGGAGGCTTCTTGCCTTCCTTTTTGTCGAGCTCCCCGAGAAGACGCTTCGCGGCGTCCTGGATTTCGGTTGCGCCCTGCTGGCCGGCGCGGGAATCGGCGGCGCGCAGGGCCGAGGCGTACACCTTTCCGTCCTTGATCACGGGATATTTCCAGCGCTCTTTCGTGTTCCCGGAAGCGCTCGTGTCCTCGCCGAGATGGGCGTCCGCGTAGGCCTGCCAGTCATCGCCGTTCTCGCCGAGCAGCTTATCGCCGTCCCCGGCCGAGAAGGACCAGGCGGCGTCCGCGTCATATTCGCCACCACGGATCAGCGCGCGGGCGCGGCTCTCACCGGCCTTATGCAGGATCACATCCATGACAGGTTCCTCATTGAGCCAAATCCATCCAGAAGCGCCAGAATGCGTAGAGGGCCACGGCCGGCCAGAGCATGAGACCAGGCATCATCTGAGCATAAGCAGCCAGCCTTGGACATCCACAACGATGCGCCGGGCCATGGTCCTATTGGTCCTTCGTGGCGCCGGGGGGCGGTGCGTCCGCCGCCGCGCCGGGCCTGGCCTGGAGCCCCGCATCCGCGTCGGAGACAAGGCCCGCCTTCGTCAGGGCGTCGTGCCACGCCTTGAAATCGGCGAGCACCACGTCGGGATCGTAGCCGCGGCGGCGGATCGCCTCCTGCGGCGGCATCAGCAGCGCGCGGACCGCCGCGATGTCGCCGTCCGTCTCCTTGACCGGATCGACGGCCTCGAACTTCGGCGTCGTGAACTCGGCGCTGTACGGCGTGCCCTGCGGCAGCTTTCCGGCGATGACCGCGCGGTCGATGAAGTTCTTCCAGATTGGCTTCATCATCATCGGGACGATTGTCAGCCATTGCAGGGTCTCGATCGAGCGCCGGAACTCGTTGATGCCCGCCTTGATCGAGGAATAATTGACACGGGAAAGATCGCCGGTCAGCAGCTCATAGGTGAGGCCCCAGGCCGCCGAAAGAGCCTGAAGATCCGTCCGCATGGCCTCCGGATAGGTGTTATTCGAGGCGGGCTGCGTGAATTTGATGTCCTTCGAGCCCCTGGCGATCGCGATCAGCCCTGGCTCGAACTGCTCGATCCTGTTGCCCGCATAATCGGTGACGAGCGGCGCGATTGGCTCCTGCGACTCGTCGTCGGCGCCCATGACGATCGCCGCGACGCAGGCCTCGATGCGCTTCCTGACCCGTTCCGCCTCCTGGTATGTCTTGATGTTGCGAGCATCGACGATGCCGGAGGAAAACCACGGCACGCCGCGCGCCTGGCCGATGCGCAGAGGCTCATAAACGTGCAGAACCTCGCGCGCGGGCACGCGGTCCGAGATGTAGGACATCGGCTCCGTATAGATCATCTCGCCGGGGTGCATGCGGAAAAGCCAATAGGCGGCCCTTTTGCCTTCGCCGTCGAACTCTATGCCGAGATGGACGTTCCCCTTGCCGTCAATCGTGCCGTTCTTGCGGTGATCGATGTAGTCCCCCTCCAGAAGCTGCAGCTGGAGGGGGACCGCGCGCTCTCCCGGAGTGACGCTGGAGGTGCGCAGCCGGATGACCGTCTCGCCGCCTTCGAGAAGGCTGCGGACGGCGAGCCTTTGGAGGCCATAGAGGTCAAACTGGCCGCCAAAATCGCATTCGTCGCAGAATTCCGCCCAAAGATCGTTGATCCTGGCGTTGACGCGGGCGTTTTTGGTCCGCGCGACCGCCGTGATGCCCGTTCCGACCGCGTTATCGGCCAGGACGCGCAGCGCCTTGGTGGCAAAGCCGTTGTTGCGCACGAGATCGCGCGAGCGGTTGCGTAGATTGACGAAACCGCCATAGATTTCGGCGTTGGCCGAGGTGGAACCGGCCATCCACCCCCATGTGTCGCGGCTCGTGCGGCCCGCGTCATACCAGCGCTGCTCCAGATCTTCCCGGATCTGGCGCGAGAGAAGCGCCTGGACCTCGGCGAGGCCGCTCCGCGCGGCGGCGCGGCTCGAAAAGAGACCCGCGATGCGGTCGAAAAGGCCCATTTTTCCCCTTAAAAAGGCGCGCGCTGGCTGCTATCCAGCCGCGCGCGATCCGGCGGCGGTCACCGGTGCAGGAAGACCGAAAAATGGGCGACCGGGCGCGCAATGTTCGGCGGCTGGTTCTGCAGATCGTTCATCATGCGGTCGCGCAGTGCCAGCATGTCCTTCACCGAGCGGTAGGTGACGCGCCGGCCTTGATATTCGACGGTCGTCGCGCCCTGCGCGATGGCCGCGGTCAGCGCATCGAGCTGGGCCTGGGTGAAGCTGGACATGGAGAGCCTGACGGTTAGGTTTTGACTGTGTTCGCGGCGGCGCGCGGCGGCGGTTAGAGCCAGCCCCTGCGACGGCCGCCAAGGAAGGGCTGGCGCGGGCCGTCTGGGGACGGCGGCGGCTCATCCTTCGAGACGCTGCTTCGCAGCTCCTCAGGATGAGGGACGCTTTCCTCATGCCGCGGGGCGAGCATCAGGTCTTCCAGATCCATCTGCGGCGCCTCGGGCGCGCGCCAGCGTTCGGCCTCCAGCCGGTCCCACGCCCCCGGCGGCATGTCGCGGACGCCGAACTTGATCGCCGCCGCCTCCGCCTGGCACATGGTGTCGAGCGCCTCGTTGCGCTGATCGCCGTCCTTGACCCAGACGAAGCGCGAGAAGCCGGACTTGTCCTTCTTCTCGATGCGCCGTTCCGCCGTCAGCTCGCGGAAATACTCGTCGCCAAGGCCTCTTGGCAGGCCGACATAGCCGAGCGCCAGCATGTCGGTCTTCGGCAGATTGCGGTAGAGCGCCCATTTCAGGATGCTCGTCGCGAAATTGTAGAACCGGCGCTGGTACTTCAGGAGCTTGCCGGTCTTGCGGTGTCTCTCGCGGCTGACCCGCGCGATGAGCGGCTTGTCGTCGCCGTCGACGCCGCGCACCATGATGACCTTCGAGGACGGATGGCGGCGCGACCAGCCCCAGACATCCTCGGTCCAGGCGTTCCCGTCGATCGCCAGCAAATCGATGCCGAGCTCGTTGCCGGACTCGTACTTCCACCTGGATGCGAGCAGCGTGTCGAGCCGCGCATGCGTCGCGGGATCGCCGATCTGGCCCTCGATGCGGCCATAATCGACGACATGGCGGCGCCCGTCGCGCGTCCAGGCGACGGCCTGCCAGGCGAGCCAGCCGTCCTGCACGTCGACGCCGCAGGTCAGCACGAGGCCGGACGCCGGGATAACGCGGCGGGCGTGGCCGGCAAGCTCGGCGCGGTTGCGCAGCTCCTCCCATGGGGGGGCCTCGCCAGCGACCTGATAGGCCTTCCCGGCGGTGTCGTTGTAGAAAACGCGCTCCTTGTCGGGCGCGCCGCGCGCCGCCAGCCATTCGCGGGCGATGCGCTCGAAGCTCTGGAGGCGGCTGTAGGCCGACCAGATGTGGAAGGACCGGTGGTCTCTGAGGGCCTTGGGGTTGCGGGCCACCCAGCGGCCAGCGCGGAGCATTTCCGGGCGGTGGTGCTCCTCGATGAGGCCGCCGCACTCGATGCAGTGAAAGCAGCTCTTCTCCGGCTCGTCCTCGTCGATGTGCGAAATAAAGTTCTCGATATCGAGCGTCTGCTCATGGCCGCAGTGCGGGCACGGGACGTGAAAATATTCCTGGCTGCCTTCCTCGAAGTTGCGCGTGATCCGGCAGCCGGGCAGCACCAGCGGCGTGCTGATCTTGAAAATCTTGGCGAACTCGAAGGCGCGCGAGCGCGAGTTGGCCTGGTCCTCTGGGTCTCCGGCGGCGTTGGTCTCCCATTTCGAGAGGTCGTCCTGCACCTGGCGGCGCATCGAGACCTGCGACAGCGACGCCGGCGAGTTGGCGCCGGAGATCAGGATCGAGCCTCGCCCGTCGGCGCGCTCCTTGAAGAGCACCGAGTCGGACGAGTCGCGGCTCTTCGCCGGGAACACCTCGCGGAGACGCGGCGAAGAACGAAGCATCGAGGCGAGCTTCATCTTCGACCAGCGCCTGGCGTTTTCGTCGGTTGGGTGCACGTACAGAAAATCGCACGGGTCGAGGTCCTGCGAGCCGAGCGTGAAGGCGGTAGCGATCGTCGTCTTTCCGACCTGCGCCGAGGCGGCGAGGGTCACCGTGCGGCAAGGATCGTCGGGGCCAAGCGCCTGGTAGACCTCCGAGAAATACGGGAAGAGGTCCGGGTTGAAGGGGCCTCGGAATGGAGATTCGCGGTCCGAGAAGGAGATGTTGCGGATCGCCCAGGCTTCGTAGTCCACGAGAGGCGGCGGCTGCATGACAGCCGCGATGGCCTCGTAGGCGAGACGGCGCGGATTGGCGAGATGGATGCCAGTCAATCCGCGCCGTCAAATTTTCGTTGCGTTGCGTGGCGGTGCGAAGCGGCGCGGTGCGCTGCGACGCGAGGCGTAGCGCTGCGAGGCGTCCACCCTTTTCGGAGATCCGTGCTCGCAAGTCAAGAACGGACCTCATCGTAGTTCGCTTCGTCAGCGAGTGTCACGGGCTCTGCTTCGGCGAGGAAGCCGTATTCGGCGGCGAGGCGCTCGCGGAACTTGCGCTCGACCTTGCGCAGGAGATGGAGCGAATCTCGGGCCGGGATCTTGAATTGGGCGGCGAAGGCGGCGGCGAAATCGGGCATCGCGCCATCGAAGGCGTCGAGGAGCCTGGCGGCGATGCGTGTCATCTCGTCGCGGGCATCCTTGGCATTGACGTAGACGCCGCGGGACAGGCGGTCCTGCTCCTCGGCGCGGCGTGTGGTCAGCTCGGCCTGGCGCAGCTTCTCGGCCTTGATACGGGCCTCGACGGTATCCACGGGCGGCGGCGCGGGCGGCAGCTGGAAGCTGCGCTGGGGCGCGAGGTGCTCCGGCAGCGGGGCGGCATGCACGGAAGCCGCTAGCGGCTCGTCCAGACGCGTCGCGATGCCGTTTAGGCCAAAGCGCTGGCTCGGGTCGAGGCGCTCGCGCAGATGCTCATTCGCGATAGCGACGCGGATGCGGGCGTAACGGCCGTCGCCGATCAGAGCTTCAGGACCAATCTTGCCTTCCGCGATCCATTGCGAGACGCGCCCGGCGGACACATTACGGAGGGCGGCAAACTCGCCTTTACGAACGATTTGCTCTGCTTCCGGCATGTCTTGAGGCTCTATTTAGACTGATTTACCGCCGTCTTTAGGCTCGAAAAATCACTAAAACTGGCGTTTCCCCGCACTGCTTTGCGTGCGCGGGCGGTGGGGTGGCCTGGAAGGACCCATAAGATACGCTTGAAGTAAGGAACTTACCGCGCGGCCTAGCGAGGAAGCAGCTTAGCGAGTTGCGTCATGATCATCGGCTCGACGAGGGCTCGCGCAGCCTCGTTGAAGCCTTCCGCAGCCTTGTCCTTCAGCAGCTCTTTTGCCGGAGATGGACCGCGTAGCGAGCGGATTGGCATCCGTTCCTTCCCGCGACGCGCCCGGAGCGCCCCTCTGATGCTCGTCATGAACGACCGCGCAAAGGTCCGCTCGACGCCCCATGGAGCAGCACTCACCGGGGCGCCTTTGGATGCCTGGAAAAGAAAGTCCTGGATTGGAAGCCCGGCTCCGGTCCCAATGATCCTGTAGGTCATCACCTGCCCTGGACGGGACTGCGATGTTTTGGTGTTCGCCAAAATCGTTTGATAGGGCTGATGAACGAGACCCATCTGGCCAACCATGCGCCGCCTGACGATCGTTGCCGTCTTATCGCCAGCCGCGGTCAGCGCCCGCGACATCTCCAGCTGTGTCAGGCTCGACATCCCCTTCAGCTTCGTAGCATAGGCGCCAAGGCCCATTCCTTTCGCTGAAAGCTCGACCTGCATCGATGCGATCCTTTTCAGGCCCCAAAAAAGCCCAGCACCTCAGCGCCGGGCCCTATCAACATATCATTCCGTGCTTGCATGCATAGCAAATTCTGATCGCATGTCAATTCTTCCCACTCATCAGCCATTCGGCAACCCCGCGAAAACAAAACTCAAGCCTTTGACAAATCACGCAAAACGATACCACGGCGACGGTTGTGGATATCGTCTTCCCACGGCCGGTCCGGTAATTCGCACCACTCAACCTCTAACGAATCAAGCTTCCCAGCCAGCTCGTCAGCCAGAATATCGACGGCGGCGCGCCAAATCTCATATTCGCCGCGCGCGATCCCGGCCTCAAGCGGGTCAGGATCGAGATAGGTCTTCCGGTAAGCGCCATAGACCGGCCGTTTATTCGTGGCCGACATCCCGTCCGCCTCGATCTCGACCGTCACGCCATCGACCACCACCCTCCGGCGGACAAACCACTTCGGCCGGCCGTTCCCGCCACAGACGAATTTCACCTCCGGTTTGTCCGCCACGCAATCAGGCACGCAAAGCACGGCACACCGGAAGACCAGCTCGGAGACCGGATTCCGCAAGCGCGGCTTTCCATCCGCATCCTGCACGCATAGCCGGTCGACAACCGCCGCGATCGCGGACGCCTTATGGCCGCCCATCTCGCCCAAATCGCCGAATGGGTCCCATCCGTCTGGCAAAACAAATTCCAGCTGATCCAGCGCCGCGACAGCCTCGAATACGAGCACGGCATCAGGATGCGGCTCAGACTGCGCTAGCAAATCCGAAACAACCCCATAGCGGTTCACCCAGCTCTGCTCCAGAGAGCTGCTTGCCGTCACCACGAACCCGGCCGCCGCAGAATACCCCGCCGGACCTTTCCGTTCTGGAGGCTGCGCCTTCGGCAGTTCTTCCCGGTAGGCCCAGCGCAGCAGCGCATCGATCCCGATCCGTTTCTTCACAGCCGGGGGCGGCACCGCCGCCGCGCCAAACCTCCGCGCCAAACCAATCACTTTCGCCCGCCGTTCCAGCATCTGCATCTCCGGTTGAGAAAAATACAACTAGAATTGTTTTGCGAGGGTTTTGCGAGGGTTTTGCGAGGGTTTGAATTTTCTAATATATTGATTTTATTAGATGTTGCGAGGGTTGCGAGGGTTGCGAGGGTTTTCCTATTAGCGTAAGAAAAAAAATTTTTTTTTCAGGATACCCCGCAACCATTATTCACACGCGTACGCGTAGGAAAACCCTCGCAACCCTCGCAAGTCAAATTATTTCAAATACTTAACCCTCGCAAAACCCTCGCAAAACCCTCGCAACCCTCGGTGTCATTTTTGCAACAGTTGATTTGAAGCATGTCAAAAACTCACAAAAACAGGCCGCAAAAAAGGGTTGCGGGAAACGCCCACAGAAAACAGAGAACAAAAATAGAACGCAAATCCCGCAAAGCTTATGGCGGACCCCTGGCTTGAACCGCGCCCATTTCATTCACAATGTTGAATTCTTGCGGTCCGCCAGGGGTGTCGGCAATGCCGCCATTCCTTTCATCATCATCTAGGCTGGATGCGATATCACGCGAGTTCCTTATATCAAGCACCTGGCGGCGCATCGAGACCTGCACAAAAACTTCTCGCATCAGTCATTCACCTTTTTCGCGGGTTCCCCTAATCGGGATTGCGGGGCACGTCCGGCCGCGCGGGCACATCATGCAGACGGCAATCGAGGTAGCGGCGCACACGCTCGTCCGTTCGCTTCAGCTTCGTCTTCATAACACGCCCAAAACGCGTCTCATGGATTGGCCTTCTGGCATTGGCGAGGCTCCAGGAGACATAGGCATCGTAGACAGCCCTCGCCGTCTCATGATGACCTTCCGCGGGCTCCAGGCAGTCGCGCATGAAATCCGAGACCGGATCCATCTCGCTCCGGTAATCCGCCGTCGCGGCGATCACCCCCTCCGGCGAGGGAAGGCCCGTCTCGCAAAACTTTAGCGCGCCCTCGATCAGCCAGTTCAGAATGCCGGAATATTCGCCGGCGAAATACGCGATCATCTCGTCGAATGGCCGCTGGCGTTCTGGCGGAATCTCGACAGGCCAATGCACGACGGCCATGCGGCGCCAGATGCCATTGTCGGTGCCGTCGATGCGCGGATAGCCATTGCCGGACATATGGCACGTGAAGAAGGGCGCGAATTCGAAATAACCCTTAAAGAGCGTCCGCACCGGGATCTTCTCGCCGCCGGTGAGCTTCTTCACGAGATCCTCGTGAAGCGGCTTGTCGGCGGGAAGCTCGAGCACGCGCAGGCAGCGCACGCCATAGAGCCGCGCGAGATCGGGGGATGCGCCGCCGGCGCTGCGATTGCCTTCCCCCGTGATGGATTCCGCCGGAAGGCCCGTCGCCAGCGGACCCAGCACCCGCATCAGGGTTTCAAGGAACACGCTCTTGCCATTGGCGCCAGAGCCATAATGGAAGACCACCTTCTGCACGGTCACGCCAAGCAGCCCAAGACCAGAAAACACCTGCACGAAGGCGCGCACGGAGGCATCCGGCAGGCATTCATCGAGGAACGCGCGCCACCTCGGACATCCGGCCTCTGGCTGATACGTCAGATCCAAAAACTTCGTCAGCATGTCCTCGCGCCGGTGACCCTCCTTCGCCTCGACATGGGCCTTCATGCGAACCGCATCGGGGTCGGGACATTCATCGTCCCGCTCACGGACGAGCCTCAGAGTATGTTCGCGGACAGCAAAGACAAAAGGATCCGGGTTGAAATCATCCGGATCGACGGCGCAATGCGGTCCGGCGCATATCAGCATCGACGAGATCCGCGCCGAATTCTTCGACGAGACGCCAAATTTGCGCCGCGCGATCTTGCGCTTCTGCAGGGCCGCCCGCACCGCCTCACCCGCCTCGACGGTCACGCGCAGGCGCCGCGCCTTTGCCTTCTGCTCATCGGTCCATTCCGGCATCGATTTTTCGAGAGCGGAGAGCTCGTCAGACGCGCTATAGGCCTCCTCGCAAATCTGCTTCTCGCGAGGCGTCATGGTCAGAAAATCAGCCTCTAACCCGATCCGATCGCCGACCTTTTGCGCCACGGCATGGGCGTAGAGATTGCCATTGTCCGTGTCCCAATATTTCCCGCGCCACGCGACATATGAGGGGGTCTTCGCGCCAGCCTCTTTCAGCACGCGCAGATCATCGCCGAAATGTGCAAGCAGCCGCTTGCCGTTATCCGTGTCGGAATGATCGAGCCCGGCGCAGAACTGGATGACACGGGGCGGGATATTCCCGTCATCGCCGCCAGACGGGCCGGACTCGTTGGCGTCCTCATCGATCCCATCGTGAGGGATGTGCCCGCGGGCCGCCGCGGAGTCATTCCGCATTCCGGCATTCGCCGGAAATTGAAGAACCTGAGCCTGCTCAATCGATTCGACGATTTGGCTCATGCAGCCTCGATCTTTTGCGCGCGGCGGTCATCGTTATAGTCATGGCCGCGCGACGGAGAACAGAGCTTGACCGTCAGCCACGGATAGGCATATGCGAACCGCCTCGCCGCCCGCTCCATCGCCATCCGCGTGAAGAACGGTTCTGAATCGCCATCGCCGAGAAGAAAGAGCTCGCGCACGCTGTCCGGCACCCGAATGACCGGGAAAGACGAATCATCAAGCGGCTCGCCGTCCGGCACGAAGACCGGCCGCTGAACGCCATTCTTCCCTGGCCGCTTTTCAGTGGGGTGCCTCACGCGCCCCGCCGCCTTTCCCGCGAGATTCCCGAGGCTCAGCGCCGAGCGGAACTCCGCGCCATCGAGCAGCGCATGCCGCGCTTCCAAAAGCTCGCAATAGACCGAAAGCACCGTCTCGATGCCCTCGCCGAGGAAGAGCCGCGACGGTTCGCCTCCACGGGCCAAAAACACCGTGCCGCCCTTGACCGAACCCCGCACCTTCCTGGCGGGGAAAACCTCGCCGGATCCGGGATGGATAATCCGCGCCTTGCCGTCCGGCTGACACAGGTCGATCCATGTCTGGTGCACGCCAGCGAAGCGCCCGTCTGGCCCCTCGATGGCGGCGAGCATCGCCGGACCTCGATGAATGATCTTGCCGCCCTGAAACTTCGGCCTGTCGAAATAGGCAAGATCCCCATGGCACCGCAGCCTGGCATTGACTGGCGCGGCGATCGCGCGGCGATGCAAATATTCCTTTGCCGTCTCCCACGCCGCGGCTGTTGCGCCCTGCCAAATCCGCCATGCGCGCTTGCGCTCTTCCTCCCGGTAATAGGCTTCCTCTTTCGCCTTAGCCGCCAGCCGCGCTTCACCACCCGCATGCGCGGCCGCCGCGCGTTCCCCGATGGGCCGCCGCTCGGCTGGTGAAATCCGCGAGCCGCGATCCGGCGGCGGCCTGCCAGTGACAATCTCGACCGCCTTCAGGAAATCGGCGCCATCGATGTGCCGGACAAGCTCGATCGCATCGCCGCCTGTTCCCGACGCCCGGCAGTTCCAGACGTTCTTGCGCACATTGACGGCAAAGCGGTCACGTCCGCCGCAGCCAGGGCATGGGACGCCATTATCGCCGTGCATCGCGCGCGACCAGAGCCCCCGCCGCGCGAGCTCGTCCTGCACGCGCACGCGCCTGGCGTCCTCGATCCAGGCCTGAAACGCGGGGCCGCTCATGCGATACGCCTCCGGCACCGGACGCCATTCAGCCGTTTTCATAAATAGCTCCAACCGGCCAATCAGGTTGGTTCTGGTATTTACCATCCCCGTAGGGCGCCTCCGTGGGCTCATCGAGGAACTCGAACTTGATCTGGCAGACTGGCGCCCCCGCCTCATAGATCACGGTATCGCGCCCGAGATTGACCAATTCGACGGTAAGGTAACCTTCCCACCCCGGATCTAGATGCGTGTTGAACGCCGAGACGAACACCCGCGGGTAGCTCGACTTGTCGAGCACCGAGCCGCACAGGTTCGCGGGAAGGCAAAACCGTTCGATCGTCGAAGCCAGCGCCGCGTCACCAGGCCCAAGCCGCAGCCTCCGCGCGATCCGTACGTCATAGCTGCACGCCGAAAGCCCATAGGACTTTCCATCAAACACCCCGAGATCGCTAAATGGAGCGATCAGCGGCGGCGTCCTGAAGCACAACCGGCGAATCGTCTGCGCGGAAAGAACGCTCATCAAACGGACTCCTGGATCTTGGCGCAGATGCGCGTGAAAACATCTATCGAGGTTGGCTTGCATGGCTTGAACCGCCGCGCGGCGAAGGTCCATTCGCGCCCGCTCAGGGGATTCCGGGGCAGAACGATCTCTTCCAGTCTAAGGCCAATTTCACAGATGGAATAATCGACGATATCGCGGACCGTGTAGACATGGCCTTCGCACAGCCGGTCGAGGAATTGATTATTGCATTCCGGAATCGGCTTGCCGTTGATGCAGACGACATTCTGGCCGGGATGGAAGAGCGTGCTCACTACGCGGCCTCCGGATTTGTTACATCAAACTTCCCGGCCTCATTGCCAAAAGCATCCCACCCGGCACGCGTCTCGCGCGAGAAGAGCTCGGCATAGGGCCCCTCGCAGTAGCGCTCGACGCGCGCATACATCTCATCGGGCTTTCGCGAATGCTCGCGCACAGGCTCCATGATGATCTCGCGCACGTCCTTCGCCGCGCGCCTGCAGTTGCCGCGACGGCCGAGCAGGACGAATTCCGCGTTCTTGCGCGTCGTCAGCCCGAGCCCGACATGCAGATCGCTTTCATCGATGCCACCGATGAGCCTGAACTGATCCACCGCAAAAGACCGCCGCAGCTTCACCCATGTGAAAGCCACGGAGGAATATTTGAAGCCCCACGCCTCCATCACAGCAAAGGCATCGCGAAGACATGGCCCTGTCGCCCACAAAAAAAGATGGCTGCCGCCAGGATGCGCCAGCTCACGCACCGGGAGCGCCGCGATCGCATCAAGGCTCATCACTTCATAATGTTTTCCGGCGTCGCGGCGGCTGCTCCAGTTCTCCACTTGCAGCGCCGTGTAGGATTTGAAATGCCACGGCGGATCCGCGCAGATCGCGCGGTACGCATGCGGCTTAAGACCTCCGAATGGCCAGGTCATCCCGCGCGCTCCATTTCCCGCTTGAGCGCACGAATGTGCGATGCCGCTTTGAACTCTCCAAATTCCTTCGCCGTATCGATAAATTCGCTCATGAGATCCGCGTTCCGGCCGCCGCCCGAAAAGACCGTCTTGTAATACGCAGCCTTCCAGTGGCAGGCACAATAAGGCTTCTTATCGAGCGCCGGGGCGGCACAAAACCTCATCTCCTCGCCATCGCCTTTGGGATAGCGGCACTGTCCGGAAGAAAGCAGCGCGAAGGGCAGCCACAAGGCCCCGTCCGCGTTGATCATGCGCTCCTTCACAGGCTGGCGCGCCAAGGATCCTTCCGGTTTCCGGAGACTCGAAAGCCGCGAGAGGAACGAAGCCCCCCTGGCGCGCCTCACCGCCTTCCATTCGAGCCCCAACTCCCGCGCCCGGTTCAGGGCCGCCGGCGCCGTGATGCCCCCGCCAATCCGTTCCGCCGCCTCGCGCGAGTTGAACCCAGCCTCGATGCAATAAGCAAGCAGCGCGTCGCGCTCTTGCGTCCAGACCTTGCCGCGGCATGTGCGGCCGTCTTTTTTGTACGGCCCTCTCGCGCCGCCATTCTTCCAGGAAATTTCAAGCCGCGCCGCCCGGCCGATCACTGCCGCCCGCGTCTTTCTCGAAAACTCCCGCGCGGCCTGCTCGCAGGTCATTCCAGCCGCCGCGCACCGCCGCAGGAGCGAGTCTTCTTCCTCTGTCCAGGCGCGGCTCAGGGGCATGGCAACAACTCCCCCATGTCCGGCCCTGGCGCGATTGGGTCAGGCCGCGCAACAGCGGCCGCGCCGCCCTCATCCCCCAGCAGATCGAGCACATCGCCGATGAGGCTGGCCGGCCGGTTATCGGAGAGCCGCGCCACCGCATGGCGCAAGGTCTCCACGGGCACGCCATATTGGAGCGCGATCGAGATGATGACGGCGGCATCGCGCAGAACGCATTGCTCGCCATTCTCGGCATGGTCCGAGGAAACGAAAATCTCGGCGGCACGGCCATCCCCGAAGCGCCCGATCGAGACCGCATAGCCGCGGCTTCCACGATTGAGGCGCAGCGTCTCGCATTCCCGCCGGTTTGGAAGAACATTCCGGCTCATGCCGCCGCCTCGCAGCCTTCGCGTTTTTCTTGTTTCGCTTCGCGCGCCCGCACGGGGGCGCCGTCAACGCACAGCCGCCAGCCGCCGCCATAACGGATATTTTCAATCCGCAGACCGAGCGGATTGAGCTTTTGGCGCAGCCGCGTGAAATAGACGGAAAGCGCGCGTAGCACATAATCAGGCCCTCCGTCTTCACGATCGCCCCAGAGCTGCTCAATGAGCTGCTCCGCCAGAACAGGGCGATCCGCCGCCGCCAGCAGAAAGACAATCCGGAATTCGGTGCGGGAAAACCAGCGGACCGTCACGCCGCCATCGATGAAGCGCAGCGCCGCGCGCTCCGGCAAGCTGATGATCACGTCCTCCGGACGCACATATACCATCTCGCACGCGCGCCGGGCTCCAAATGTCCCGCAGATCACTGTCATTTCGCGCTCCCGTAGAGATCCGCGAGCCTGCGCGCCAGCGCGTCCGCCGCGCGCTGGCTCCTCACCGCGAGCCTCGTATGCCGCTGTGCCCGCTCGACATGCGTGAGGGCCGCATATTCAGCCCTCCCGCGCCGCCAGTCGAGATAGAACGTCCTGCAATTGCGTATGAATGCTTTCAAGTTCGCGGACCAGCGGATCATCATGAGGCCTTGTGCTTACAAAGTGTGAGAGTCTGGCGGTTTGCCGGTTGAGACCTTCCCGCGCCGCCCAGATTCTCTCGGCGAGAGAGCTGCGGGGATCGGTGATTTCGGAATAGAAGATCGCGCGCGCGGAGCGGCAGGAAATCCCGATTGTCCGGGCCGCCCGCGCGAGCCATGCCTTTTGGTTTTCGCCGCCTCGTTTCGGGCCAGCGATGACAAGAAAATCGCTTCGGATACGCTCTACTAAGGTCATTGGTTTTTCCGTTCCGCCGGAAGGCTTTTCCAACATATTGGAACTCTCCTGCGCGATGCTCTTCACGCACCCAGGAGGAACCTTGAAATCGCATCAACCAATCAATGCGGGCGTGGATGGCTGGACACAGCCATGCCCAAAATTTCAAAACGCGGCGCGGATGAGGGAGGAGATCACCCGCGCCGCACAGGGGCGTTCGCAAGAACGCCCGCCACGGAGCACCGGGAAATGGCCGCCTGACACGCGGCCGCCCCGTCCTGCTCAAAAGCAATCCATCACGCAGGCGGAGATCAGAACGAGTGCGCCTTCAAAAAAGCTCTCCATTTCGAAAAAGTCCGTCCCGCGGACGAGATGAACCATGGCATCGAGAAAGACATCCATAACCGCCTCCATGCTTGACCCGCTCGATATCTTCGCCGCGCTGATCGGGGATCTTGCCACTCATGGTAAAATCACGGTGGCGGATCACGCGGCCGCGCTGAGCGCGCTGCGAAAGGAAGGGGCGCGGGCGCATAGCCCGCGCCAGTTGCCCGGCGCAATCAACAGACACCGGGAGGGAGGCCAGCGCGGCGCCAGCAGGAAGGATGACCGCCGCGCGCCGAGCGGAAGGAAATGAGTCCTCATCATGAGGAGGCCCGAAGGGCCGTCTCGAAGGATGAGAAAAGCAATCCGCTGGATGAATGGCGGAACATGAAGGGCTCGCGCTCATCCCCGTCCTCCCATCCAGCGCCAGAGGGCGGCGGCCGCCAATAGGATCAGCACCCAAAGGACGGCGAGAATCGCGAGCGCGATCAGCCGCGCGGCCTGGCGTGTCATGTCCCGCCTCCTTTCTTCGCCGCGCGCATGCGCCGGATCACCGAGGCGAGAGCGAGCTGCATCTCCTCGGGCTGCTCGATGGTCATGACGAGGCTCGCCGCGCCGATCTCGATATGAACGTCCTCGTCCTCCCCGGCGACCGCGCCGCCGCCGAAGAACTCCTCGACGATCTCAGGCAAAGGCTCCGGCAGAGGACGAGTCACGTCTGTGCCTCCGCCACCGCCGGAAAAGGGGGTGTGGCAATACCTTCCGCTGCGGGAATGCGCGGCACTGGGCGCTCAACGAGAGGCGGCCATTCCGCATCTTCGGGCCAATTATCGGAAAACCATTGAAGCGCGATTTGCAGGCGCCGGGTTCCGATATCTCCTCCGCGCCGGAGAATCGCGATGCGTTTCCCATCATTGAAAACGCGTGTCGATATCGTAGCGTCGGCCATCTTGCCGCCGCCGAACGCATCGACCACCTTAAGGAGCTTTTGAATTTGATCCATAAGGGCAAGGATAACGGGTTAAAACCCGCTTTGTCAACGGGTCATTACCCGATTTTTTCACGGGCATCGGGCGGGTAAAATCCCGTTTATGGCGAACTGCACACCGCAAAACGCGGCGTTGAGATGTCCATGAAGCGTCTCGCTGATATCCTAGAGAACGGTTTTATCGCGATGTAATCAAAATCGGGTTTTAACCCGCTTTATCGCTTGACGCGGGTTTTAACCCGTTTATACTCGCTCCATCACAACCGATGGAGCCGCAGATGTCGGATCAATCCTCAAATCTCCCCGCCGCCGAAAAAGCCGTTGTCGTCACGACCGCCCACCGAGGTGTGTTTTTCGGTTATGCGGCCGACACCTCCGGCACAACGATCAAGCTGCGCGATGCGCGCAATTGCGTCTATTGGCCAGCCAAAACCAAAGGGTTTCTTGGCCTCGCGAGCACCGGACCGCTTGAAGGATCCCGCGTAGGGCCAAAGGCAGACATTGAGCTGCGCGACATCACTTGCGTTGCGTACTGCTCTCCGGCCGCCATTGATGCTTGGGAGCGGGCTCCATGGTCCGAATAATCAGAGGGATGATCCCGGCATGGATCTCTAGTTGCGGCGGCTACGGCGTCGGCGGCGGTGGATACGGCTTCAGTTTCAGCTTCGGCGACGGTTATGGCGACAGTGGATACTGTTGCGGCGGCGGCGGCGCCGAAGGCTATGGCAACGGTGGCTATGGCTATTGCTACGGCGATGGCTCCGGCGGCGGCGGTGTCGGCTACGGTCGCGGCTACAGATCCGGCGGCGGCGATGGCTTCGGCTACGGCAACTACGGTTGCGGCTACAGCTCCGGCTCCGGCGCCGGCTACGGCGGCGGCGATTGAGATGAGGTCATATCATGCGTCTTCAACCGCACCCAGATTTCTCCCGCCAGCCCAAGGCCTACGCCGCGGCGCTTGGCCGCGCCCGCGCCGCGAACGGCGCCATCATCGCCCGCAACGAGGCGGCGTGGATCGAAGCGATCCGTGGGCTTCTCGCCAGGGGGTCCACCGCTCTCGCCGACGAAATGGCCGCCGATTTCCTCCACGGCGCGCCTGACCCAAAGACCCTCGGCCGCCGCCGGGCCCTTCTGATGTCGCTCCTGCCAAGGGAGCCAAGGCCATGACCTTCTCGCGCCGCGCCACCGCGCTGTTCTACGAGGTCATGAGCGAGGAGCAGAAGGACGATGTATTCGCCCGCTTCTGCGCGATCAGCGCCCGCTTCGATGACGTCCGCGACGCTCTTCACGAGGCGATCACCGACGTCACCCTTGGCATCCTCGCGGAGCTTCCTCCGGAGCAGCGCGAGGAGCTGACGGCGGTGCTCCAATGAGGCGCCTCGAACTCTGGCTCGCCGCCGCCTTCATCGCGTGGGGCGCGGCGATTCTCGTATGGGACCGCGCGCACCGCGGCGATCCCGCCGCCGTTGTCGAGCGGATCGATGTGCGGCCCATCGGAAGGACAGATGCCATATGACGCCGCGTCACGCCATTCCCGCGCCCTCGGTCAGCCGCCGGACCCTCACGGGCGAGGCCATGCTCATCCGCATGGAGACCGACATCGCCGAGCTCTTCGCCGAGCGCCGGTACGTCCTCACCACCGACCTCATCGCCCTCGGCTGGTCGCGGCACCAGGTTCACCAGTTTCAATCGATTCTGGAAAGAGAAAATCATGCCAGAAATTCATAATGCCATGGAGGCCCTGGCTGGCCTCCTCATGGCCATCGCCGGGCTGCTCATTTCCCAGGCCCTCTACATTTCCTTCCGCATCCGCCAGTTCACCCGCGCGCCGGACCGCAAGGATGGCGTCGCCTTCGGCGGCTGGCGCGGCACGTTCTACCGCTGAGGCCGCCATGTCCGCGAAGATAATCCCCTTCCCCGGCGGATGGCATTACCGCCGCGATAACCTGGCGGTGAACTACATCGATCCCTCGCCGCCGGATCCTTATGACACCGGCGAGGAGGAGGACGGCGATGGCCTGCGCGCGATCCGGCGCGGCATCTTCATCTCCCTCGCGATGTGGGCCATGGCGGCCGTCATCCTCCTGAAGGTTCTTCCGCACGGCACCGCGCCCAGCCCGCCGAAGCTGGCGGCGGGTGCCCATGCCGCTAGCTGCGCGGAGAAATAATCATCGCGCCGCACCGCTGCGCTCCGCAACGCTCCGCCACGCAACGAAAGCTCAAATGCCCCATCAAGACATCTTGCATCCATCGCCGGAAGATATTGATTTCCGGCAAATCGCCGAGCGGCTGGCGCAGATCATCTTATACAATGGCTGCGGCCACAAGCCCGTCTCGGCCGCGCAGCATACGCTGATCCTCTGCGACGCGCTGCTCGATCCGGCCGCGATGCCCTGGGCGCTTCTCGCCGAGACGCCCCGCGCGGTTATCGGCGATCTCGATGTTTGCGCGCTCGGCGCGCTGCTGACCCGCGCGAAGGAGCTTTCCGAGCGCGGACGGCGCATCATCCTCAACGAGTGGGATGTCCTGAAGAGCCGCCACATCGGGGCCGCGCGCCTCGCCGCCGGGCTGCCCGAGCCGGACGAGACCATCACGCGGCACATCTTCCGCGCCGGCCGCGTTGCCATGCTCACCGAGCGGCGCGACTTTCTCTCCAGGACGCCGCGCGGCTGGCCGAAGGATCTCGATGTCCTCTCGCCTCTCCCAAGGGTCTACCGG